CAGACCGCATCCAGTCCTTCGACCGCTCGTTGTCGTCGCGTGCCACGATCATAGGCCGCCCGTCCGGTCGAGTGACCCAGCCGCCATTGCGTTTAGGGATCATCGTCGCCCGCTTGCTGCCGCGCTGTTGCGGCCTGCCGTTGACGACAAAGGTTACGGTCTTGGTTGCCATATCAGTCCCCTGATGCTGCCGATTTCCCGTCGTTCCAGTCGCCGAACTCGCTGACGTAGTTCGCTGCATTTCGGATCGATCCGTCAAACTGCTGCCGGTCCGGATTAAACCGCACCGTCACCAGCGGCGACTTGATCGCCCCATTTCTTCGCTTTGCACACCAGATCCGATACTCATTCGGATCGACCTGGACATCGTTTCCGTGCTTATCCTTGGTCTTCGCATTGCTCCTAAGCGGCCACTGAAGGAACAGCACCAGGTCCGCGTCCTGCTCGATCTGTCCCGACTCCCGCAGATCCGACAGTTTCGGCGACCAGTTATCCCGCTTCTCGATCTCGCGGTTCAACTGGCACAGTGCCAACATCGCGCAGTCATTCCGCCGTGCCGCTTTCTTCAGTCGCTGGGACACCTCGGTCACCGTCTCATATCGCCCCTGTCCACGGCACGACAGCAGTTGCAGATAGTCGACCACGACGAGACGCACGCCATAGATGGCACAATACTGATCGATCAGTTCCTCGGCCCGATCCACCGTATTGCACGATTCCACCAGATGTATCGGTTCACGCTTGGCGTAATGCTCGTCGACGTCGCCGCGCATCACAGACATGCGTTCCTTCCACTCCAGTTCGTTGAACTCCGATATGGACAGCAGCGCCCGCTTGCCGATTTCTAGCTTTCCCATTTCCTCAGAAATCAGCAGACTCGACACACCTAGCGATGCGGCCTGGTCAGCCCATTGCAGAGCGAATGCCGACTTACCGTGACTCGGACGAGCTGCGACAACCGCCATCTCGCCGAATCCGACACCGCCGATGCTGTAGTCCAACTCTCCGAGACCGGACGGCACAACAATCGTCTCGCCTTTTTCCAACTGCGACAGATACTCGTGGCAGGCATCCTTGACGGTGCCGACAGAAACGGACTTCTTCTCAGTCCGCGATAAGACGAAGTCATACGCCTTGGCGACTGTGTCAGAGATCCACCCTTCGCGTTCCCCCTTGTCGTAGTCATGCTCCCGGCACCAGATCCGCAGTGCCGCCTCGATCTCGGTCGTCGGTACATACGTCCGCACCAGTTCGCAGGCGATCGACTGACACAATGCCGACCGGCTCGGATCTTTCAGGCCCGACATATCTCCGTTCCATCGCTTGGCAATAAGCGACGCATGGCGTGATATGCGATCCTTGACGCGTGCCGGCAAGCCCGACGCGTCAGCCGTCACGCTGGTTTCAGGTTGCAGCGTCCCGAACCCGAGATCGAACGCCAGCATCTTCAGATCAGGACCGCTGGTGCGATTGACGGATAAAGCCGACTCGACCGAGATCTCCTGCCATTCCGCCTCGATGTCCACAAACCTAGACTGATTCCACAGCGGATAGCGGACCAGGTTGCCGATACCTTTCCCGCTGAGTCGCTCCTGCCGTGGATAGACTTCCGGCATGGCGATGTTCAGTCTTGCGGAAACCCCTTTCCAGAACGCTCGCGGAATCCAGGCTTCCGTCTCACGTTCCAGGAACAACCAGACGTGAGCCGCCCGGCCGGATGCCGAGATCTCGACACATGGCGACAGTCCTGCATTGGCCAGCAGGTAATAGACCGATTCGGCCTTGTCACGCCACTGCGGATCGGGATGCTCTTCCTTGTTGTCGAAGTCGACACACGTGCAGAACACGCCATTGTCGGCTGTCATCAAATAGAACCCGAGACACCGCTTACCGGACAAATGCTCGGATTCCAGCCAACTCGCCTTGAGCGGCTCTTTCAGTTCCGCCGGGTGGAATGTCTTGCCGTCGTCGCAGACGGCGACATAGTTCGACCGGCCTCGGAAGCAGTTCAGGATCAGTTCTGCATCGCTCATCGGCTCCCCACTTTCGTTCCGGACTTCACTTCTCGCGGACGCGGACACATCGACTCGTCGAAGTCGAGGACGATCTGCTCTCCGACTGCGAACCGCAGCGGAGCCCAGTTGCTGCCGGCCCATGCCGTCCCGACGCGGTTCTGAGCCATGATGCTGGCGATGTCACCAGCCTGCTTCTCGACCGGCCAGACGAACACAAACTCACACATCACGTGGTAGCCCGGCTTGAAGTGCCATACCGACCGGCTGTAGTCCAGTGACTGGCAGAGCAGATGCCCGAGCTTCATGCCGGATCGCTTAATCTCGACGCCGATTGGACCGTGCACCCATCCGGCCGCGATCAGTCGCTTGGTAGGCACAAGCAGACGATCGATCTGCGGAAACGATTTGCCATCGCATCCGATCCTCGGCTGGACGTAGTGGCCTCGGACCTCTGGATACACCTGAAAGCATTCCGTCCGTCCGACAAGGTCGTCGAATGCCGCCTTCGAGGCGTCCTCGTCCATCCAGTTGCCGCATGTCAGAACGTTCGCCATGTCACGGCCTCCAGTCCTTGGCGAGTTCCTTGGCCACGTCCGCTGAGTGAATCACCGGACGCCTGGTGCCATTCGTTCCGGTGTGTCCGTTCGACTCCGGTTCGCGGATTCCGGTCCATCCCATCGTGATCGTGTGGCGGATCGCCGACACCGAACGGGACACACCCCAGAAAGCCATCTGCTTGAGCATCGACTCGGCCTGCGTCGGTTTCATCGGCTTCCGTATTTCCGACCGATGGCGGACCCAGTCGTTCCATGCTGCGCGAAATTCATCGCAATCCAGATCCGAAGGCAAAGGGGGTAAGGGGGTATTCTTCTTCTCTTCTCTTCTCTTCTCTTCTCTAGTCCCTGTTTTCGCGGGACATTTGTCCACTTTTTTCGGGGACAAATCAGCGGCGACCCGCAATCGCTGTTTTCTCTTTTTTTCCAGCGCAAGTAGTCTCGCCTTAGCACCTTCCGACAAGTGACGCTCAAAATTTGGTATCCGTGTGATCGGTTTTTCGCCATCGTTTTCGTGCTCAAGCCACCCAGCACGAACTAGCAATTCTGGAAATCCTGGAAGCCCTAGCACATTTCCTAGGGACAAAAGCGTAGGCCCGACAAGACATCCGTCCCCTGTTTGTCGGGACATAAGTCCCCAAAATCGGTGACAAAATCCGACGATTGTTTCAGGCCGAACGCCAAGCTCCTGAGACATCCACAGGACAGCAGGATCTTCATGCAGATCCTCACGCATCTTGATCCAGTCACCGGCCATCGGTGTTCCCTTCGTCTTCCGAGACAGTCAAAAACAAGCCCGGCCGGGCGGCCACTGATCTCCCGGCCGGGAATCCCGAATCCGTTCAGAACGGAACTCCATCATCCGCCGTTTCCGCTTCCTGCTTCAGTTCCGCATCCGGTTTGACCGCCGGCCTTGGCGTCGTCCGTGGTGTCGTCTGCGTGCCCGTCCTGAGCTTCTTTCCGTAGAGTGCATCCAAGCGTGCAGTGACGTTCTGGCGCTCGTTGGCGGGCATCTGCGAGCGTTGAGCGGCTGGCCTTGGCAGATCCCAGTCCTCGTACCCTTTGTCGGAGTGGCCGCAGTAGACGTCGATCAGCTGCCCGGACAAGTCGTAGAACTTGGGTGCGGTGGTATCCAGTTCCACGAATGACTGCCCGGCAAACCCGACTCGCCGCAGCTTCTCGACCACGAAATCGATCGTCTTGTCCGTGACCACCCATTGGATGGACCGTCCGTACTGTCCGTCCGAGCCGTCGACCTGCGGCATAATGTCCAGCACGATGACCGTATTGTTGTTCTTCGTCTTGTCGAACCGCTGGCCGGTGATCCGTGCCTTGTAAAGACCTTCCTGATAATGCGTCGTCATTGCTTCGACCTCGCTGCTTTGAGTGCTTCCACGAAATTCGCCCACGCCTCGGTGCCGCTGGTTCCCATGCCGATCTGCTCGGGAAGTCCGTGCCGGTTCTTGGCGTCCCAACTGGCCGTCCGCTCGGTGTAGAGCATCCGCTGCTTTCCGCCGAACGCCTTCGACCGTCCGTCTTCCTTCTCGATCACCGTGAAGTAGTTGGCGAACATGATGATGTCGGCCCACTTGCTCGTCAGTGACCAGGTCTTTGGATGCAGATCGACCGTGTAGCGGTCGTAGTCGGCACCCTCGGGATTGCGGAACTGCGACACTTTGCTGTGAGCGATCAGCAGGATCGCCATCCGCTTCGTTTCCCGAAGCGTGTCGAGTTTGGACAGAAACATCCGCCAGTCGGCCAGACTGACTTCATATCCGGCCATGTAAGACGCAAAGCCGGACTTGCCCCAGTCGCCTTTAAAGTCACGACGGCACACGTGCTCGTGACAGAGACGCTCAAAGCCGTTGGCCGCATCCAAGACGAGCGTCTTGTAGGAATGCTTCTCGGTGCAGAGAAACTCGATGCAGGCGAGCGTCTGTTCCCAATCCTGAACTTCCGGCCAATGTGCCGTCTCGGGCAACTGGCCGGAATCAATCAGCGTCTCCAATCCCGTCTCGCCGCGCGCCATGAGCACCACGGCACCCGGTGCGTGCGAAGCGAACGACGTCTTTCCGATCCCCTCAACCCCATGGATCACCACACGCGACGGAAGATTCCTCCCGGTCGTCGTGATCTGCGGAGCTGGCGACCCCGCTGGCCGCGAGCTGGTTGCAGTCGACATGCGACTCTCCTTCTTTGAAACAGTTGAACCAGGACTCCAAACCGATATGCAAGAGACGGCCGAAGTGCAGTGCCTCGGCTTCGTCTTCCTGTTGCTTGCGAAGATTCTTGACGTACCGCCAGAAATGCTTGCGACGGCACGTCTGAAAACACTTGATGCGTGAACACGTGATCACGCTTGAACCGAACTCGACGCCGAGTTCCTGATGCACGCCATCTGATGTGCGCCAGTTCTCGGACTCCGGCGTATCGTGGCCGGAACACAAAGCGAGATACTCGCAGGGGCGTGAATACGCCATGCACGCTTCGCTGTTGCGATAGTGCCGGTTCTTGACCGTCGCCGAGTTCATCTCCTGGGCCAGATCCCAGAGTTCCTCGGACCACTCGACCAGGTCGTCCGACATTCGCGGCACGATCCGACGCTGAAAGTAATTCGCCGGACGAGCGACGACGTCATCGACCAGTCGATGCCGGAAGAGCAAAGCGTCCTCACGCGTCAGCCATCCGTTCCGGATCGCGTCGAGCGTTTCCTGCGGTACGCCGCCACCGAAATACGTGCCAAACTTCTCGATCTCGATCAAAGTGCCGATGTTCTCGGCGTCCGGCTTTTTCGCACTGCCTTTCGGGATCTCTTTCGGCCGGATCGTCGGCTTGCGGATGACGTCATAGACGGTCCCGTCGAGCTTCAGTCCGGACTGCCACATCGCCAGACCATACATCGACACCTGGCAGTCGATCGCCAGTCGCCGCCAATACGGTGCGTTTGGATCGGAGATGTCGTCGCTGGTCGTCTTATGCTCGAGCAAAAACCGCTGACCGTTCATCGTCACAATGCCGTCGACCTTTCCGGCCTGTGTGTAGGTGCGGCTTTTGCGCCCGGTCAGCGGATTGATGATCGGAAGATGCCACAGCATCTCGGTCGCTTCGGTGCGATATCCGGACTCACACCAGTGGAAGTGATAGCCGACCAGCAGTGCGTTGATCTTCGCCGCCATCAGCAGCGTCTGCTCGTCGACCTTCCCGGCGACTTCCCGCTCAATCGTTTCGGTCGCGGTCGTCAGTGCGTCCACGTCGTGTCTCCTTCTCGGTGCTTCGCTTGTACATGCTCCAGCCGAGCATCTCGATGTTGGTCAGCGGCCGGACGCTTCCGTCCGCGTGCCTGCGGCTCATGTCACCGCATGCAGTGGCGTCGACCAGTTTTCCGATGCGGATCATTTCTTCGTCGCTGCGGTACATGAAAACCTCACTCGACCATAGTGCGGTGACAGACGGCTCCGGACACGTGATGGGTAATGATCTGTGGAATGGTTACCGGCTGCGGACCGTCACAGACACGACGCTCCATCTCCCCCGCGGACCAGGTGCCATGGATTTCGTCGAGGCATTTCCGCAGATGCCGGTCCGCCCAGGACTCGTCGACCTCGGGACTGGCCAGCTTCGCCCCGATCTTGCGATCCTCGTCGCTGAAGGTCGCGTTTCCGTTCTTGTTTCGCTTCGACTGCATCTCCGTCCGAAAGCCTGATCGCTGACGCATCACTCACCTCGTCTTCATCGAGTAAGAGCCACAGAGTCACCGTGGTAGCGAACGCACAGAAGAGCACCACCAGACCATGCGAACCGAAAGCGGATACGAGATCATTCATCGTTGACCTCTCCATCGATCTGCCGCTGGATCTCATCCCTGTGAATTGTCACTTCCTTCGGTGCGTCGATGGCCAGTCGCACGGACTTCCCATGCACTGCGACGATCTTCACCTTGACCAACTGGCCACCGATCGCGACCGACTGTCCGACCTTCCGTGACAGAACCAACATTTCAGAACCTCCGTGTTGAAATGAGAGAGAGTTAAAAACTCGCTGCCACCGTGCCGGAACGCCCGGCTCAGTCATTCACCGTCAAACATTGACTCCCACATCGATGCGAAACGGGTTGAACGGTGGCAGCGAGGTCAGAGCCTAAAACAATGACTGCTGCTTCAACTGCGACTCAGCATCTTCCAAATTTCCGGCCGCTTGGTTGAAATACGTGTCCTTCAGTTCAATTCCTACGAATCGCCTACCACGCAGGATCGAACACCATCCCTCGCTGCCGATCCCGGCGAATGGACTGAGCACCGAATCTCCTTCGATGCTCCATAGATCCAAGCACCGCTCAATGACGTCCAGTTGCAGTGGGCAGATGTGCCGCTCGTCGTTCTCATGCCTGGCCGCCCGGTATTGAAGCGTTCGATTCGGCCTGATGTCCGACCAAATCGGCGAGGCGTATCGCTGCCAAATGTCGATCGACAAGTCGCCATCGTTGGTAAATGAGTCGTCGCCGACGAAACGATGCAGTCGCCCGGCAACTGGCTTCTGGTTCACGCCCGGCTTACGGAACGTGCAGACGTAGTCAGGAATCCCCATCCGACTCATGCAAGAGTCTTTGACGATCTGCTTGTGCAGCAGTCCGAGTGCCTTCGTCCGCTGCATGGCCGTGACCGGATCTTTCCAGATGCAGACCTCGCTATGGAAGATCCAGCCGGCATCAATGAACGCACGGATGATGTCTCCTCGGAAGTCCTGAATACCGATCTCGCCGTGGTGCTGTTTCGTTGTCGGAAGGTTCATACAGTGGACGGAACAGAGCCGGCCCGGCATGGTGACTCGCAGCAACTGCGGAATAAGGTAGTTGAAATGCGTCCAGAACTGGCCATAGTCCGCGCTGTTGCCCATGTCACGTGGCGAGTCTGAGTACGTGTACAGGCTCGCAAACGGTGGCGAGAAGATCGTAAAGCCGATCGATTCATCGGGAACACCATGAATCACGTCGCAGCAGTCGCCGCGATACAAGATCCAGTTTTCTCCGCATCGACTGTCGAGGCATTTTGCAACCATGACGGAACCTTTACACGTTGAGTTGGTTTGTAGACATCCTGCGAACGATCACGACGCAGTTCGTGGATACTCGATTCACGCATCGCCGAAACGACGCCGGCGATCATTTCGTCCGCTTCACGTTCCTTGCTGCGAATGTTGTCCAGGACGGTGGTTTCCAGTTCGGACAGCACACAATGAACTTCGACGTTCCTCGTCTGACCGTACCGCCAGAATCGACGTACCATCTGATACCACTGCTCCCACGAATCCGTGGGATAGATGGCAGTCCGGCATACATGCTGCCAGTTCATGCCGAATCCGCAGATGCGCGGCTTGGTGACAAGCACACGGACACGACCAT